AAGCATATTTCGGGATTTGGTGGTGCGTGTCTAACTGTATATTTGTGCCTCGGCAGGTGGCTCAGTTAATACGTGAATTACCATAGCTAAGCCAATAGCGATGTCTACGGGTCCGGCTGATTTACGTCTTACGATTCTCCAGGAGCTGTCATTGGTTTTGGCTGCGCAGTTGGTTAGGTGATTAATTAAAATATCCTGACCGCTATGCACCATACGTTTATTACTCATCGCTTCGTGCATTTCACCGCAAGCTTGATAAAATTGCTGGCCACTAATATCCCGGACGGCAACGCCGGACCTTTCTAACCTCGTCGCAATGCTCTGGGTGGTGTACTTGTCGTAACAGACCACTCTAGGGAAATAGATATCGCACCATTTCTTAATGGCTGCAGCCACCTGTAGTTCATCGACCGATACTTGGCTATAAAAGGTTTCTAAGACCGCTACGCCGATCTTTCCGCTAGGGGTTATCTGACCTAACACCAGCGACGCATCGCGCCGGCTAGGGCTAACGTCGAACGCCATAACGGTAAGCGGTCCCGGGGTTAGTTGCAGGGTTTTGTCAGAGGTATCTTCTATGCTGCCGTGAGGCCAGGGACTAGCTAAGCTCGAAATCCACTGACACAGCGACTCGGTTCGAAAATCTTCGATTGTATTTACAGCTAGCGACTCTTCGATGGATTCCTCGGTTATTAGGGTACCCAGGCTCGGATTAGCTAAAGCCCAGCCTTTACGATCGGTAACGGCAGCAAACTCAGGGGCGGAGTATTCGTAGAAGCCTAAACTTTCCGGCGGGTGGCTTAAACATTTTTCACGCAGGTTATTTAGCACCTCGCTGAATGCATCGCCACTATTGGAGCTAAAGTAACTCTGGGCATTGGGTCTAGCCCGGGTAACTGGCAAGGCTGCACCATACGCCTCAGGGTTTATTTCTCGTAACTCATCAATCCATAAGAAGTCGGCGGTACGTCCACGGCTACCGTCCCTGGTACTGGCTACTACGTCTAACCGGCCACCGCCGTACTTAGGCAGTATCTCGATCGACTCGGTACCGTTAGCAAATCGGATTTGTTTTAGCATCGGGCGCAGGTAATCGCTACTTTCAAATAAATACGCAATATCTCGGAAGTTAGTCAAAGCCATTCCTCGATTGCTGCTCATTATTAGCTGATTCTTTTCGCCGAACAGTACAAGGCCTGAAATGGCGCGCATTCGACCTATATGCGATTTTCCATTCTGTCTGGCAGCTAATAGGAGTATAGATTTGCGTATAAAGTTTTCGTTACCGTCTACGGCTAGCATGTCGGTCAAACACCACCGCTGCCATTCAAGTAAAGGCACTCCGATAGCTGTAGCAAGGTCTGCGACCTCGGCAATCCGGGATTTGGCCTTTAACACCGGACTATGAAGCCTAGGTTCAACCGCCCCAACAAGGGGCTGGCTAGCTTTACTACGCATCTAGATCAAATCTGATCGGGCTGGCCGAAAGCCGGACCACTATGGACCGTACTGACCGTTATCGGGGAGGTATTGCCTCGAAAAACAGGGGGGGTCGCCGTCCGGGCTAAAAAAACCGCCTCGGATCGGCTCCCCTTAGATACGTTGCAACGCCTACAACAAGCGACTAGATTCTGTAAATCAATAGCCAAGTGTGGCTCTTTGCTAACAGGTACCACGTGATCTACCTGATCTGCATCTTGTCCACAATATACGCACGTATAACCATCTCTAGCTAAGACCACTAACCGCTGTTTCTTGTACTTACGTGTAAGTCTAGGGTCATTACTCTTAACCATTAGTAATAACCTTTCTTCACAAAGAAGGACCACGCATTGCAAGGCGTATCATACCTAGATTCTATGTACTTAAGACCTAAATCAATCTGTTTAAATGGGTCTTTTTCTTTTAGCTTTAGCAGTTGAGGTATACCGAACGCACTGCTGCGCTTGTTTTTAGCTAATGGGTTCCAGTTACTTTCTTTAGTCCACAGTTTATTTAAACATACGTACTGTTTATGGTTTGTTAGTTTTGTATGTGCGTAGAGTTTATAGATTTCTGTAACTGGGGTACTCGCCCGGGCTGGCGTATTACACAGTACGCCCAATAGCACCACTGCGCCTAGCGCGCTTGCGCCGTTCCGGGCGCGCCCAGCGCGAGTGGAGCGTACCCTACGAGTCAATAGGTCTTTGCATAATCGCAGGTCAGACGGCGTGGCATTACCTAACACGGCCTATGTCCAATCGTTTTAGGGCTTCGGCATTGTCTGCACCCATAGCGAATAAAGCCGTTGGCATAAAGATCCCGGCTTCACCACCGGCAGGGGTCTTAAACATCATTCGGGACGGCAGCGGTACCATTCCATCGCATTGGTCCCAGATAGTGTTAAACCACTTGGCCTTAGCTATTTGGCACAGCATTACGCCATTGCCATGCTCTATAAACTTATTTACCCAAGGTGTAGTTTTGCTATACGGTGGATTCATCCAGACCCTACCTACCCAATCCTGGACTAGCCCATTGTCTACGATTGTGTAATACTTTTTAACCGGGATCCAAGGGCAGCCACCAATCGGCGAGGCCGGGTCGGTGTCGAACTTTAGACCCAAGCCAGCGAATATCCAGGCTGGCGTGTAATAGTCGTCAGTGGTCTTTGGTACGTCCTCATCAGCTATATCTAGTCCTAAATCAAACTCCATCAGGTATCAACTCCACTCCTAAGGTGCCACAGCCTAGGCATTCAACGCACTTTAACCCAGGCGGTAACAGTTCAGTAAAATCCAATATAATCTTGGCCATAACTGACCCTTTGCAGATCCGGCAGGTGAATTTAATCAGTTCCATAAATACTATTTCTAATATCTTGGATTGGAAATAAATTATTCTGCGGTATCCAATGGCAACCGTAAGCCTGATGTAGATATTTAGGCTTTCGGGCCATTTGTACTGGTATCCAACCGACTATTTCATACACCGGGCTTTTACCGACTACCAATATGGCTACGTCCTGCTGGCGGTCGGTGCCACCAATAGCCAAGTGGCCGTCTTTGTACTTGGTCCATTTGACCTCGAACCGTGTCCCTACGTCCGCTTCATTTTTGAAAGTATTAAGCGTAGGTTTAAAGTTCTTAAAACCTAAATACTGCGCGACTACCATCTCCGCTCCGACGGACTCTGCCATCTCAGCTATGTATTCGTGCATATTTAGATTTTTGTTATGCCGGGCTGCGTGATTAGCTACGGCGTTAATATCGGTTACCCGATGGAATCCGACTTGGTGCGCTTCGACTTCTTGCGCATAGTCGAGTACGACCCTTACTCTTTCCGACACTTGGCACAAATCCATAGCACGACCTGTTTGTCTAAGTTTTCTATACCAATGCCACCAATCGGATCTTGTTGGCTGTTGCATTTATCGCACCAAGCTGTCGGTGTAACCCTGCGTACTTCGCCATCAACCATTTTAACCAATAAACCGTCTTTGATAATTTCTACGTATCCCATTACGTATCACCCCATAACATGTCATCGACGTCGGCACCACTTTTAGGAGTAACCGTAAAAGCCGGTTTTTTAGGCGGTTGCCATCTGCCGTTCGAATCTATCTTGTACCAGATACTGTCGCATCCGCTACTTTTACCCATTATGCAGGTATAGCCGTAATAATCCCGGCCATTTTTAGATCCTTTTTTAAGAGCCATAACGCCGTGGTTACAGATTGGTGCCTTTTCTATTTCCTCGGCTCCTAGTTGATCTTTAATTTGATCTAGGGTTTGACCTACCTGCTTAACCTCTTTAGATCCGGGTTTATAGTCGGACTTGATAGGTTCGGACATTTTGGCCTGGGCCTTTTCCATATCTTGTTTAGTTGGCCTCTTATCTACACCAAGTAAAAGCCCGGCAGATCGCCCATAGCTAGAAGTTACGCAGTTCTCTACCCAGAAATCGCGGTTTACTCCACGGTCGCTTCTAGCCTCGTATGCCACGTCTACAGCTGCTGGGTTAGCATCATTAGCGTCCCGGTAGATTTCGGTAACCACGTAGCAGTAACCAGCCTGGTGGTCGATTTTTAGCTCGCGCACGTTAAACCGGGCCATCGGGAAATTATCATGGACCCTTTTAATACGCGTAGCCACATCCTCATAATCATTCAAGTTAAACACGCTTTACCGCCTCTTCCGCTTGTCTAGCTGCTTTTCTAGCTTTGATGTCGGCGATCACTTGACGTCCATATTCCATCTGGTCTGCCAAGGACCAAATAGTTCCATCGTGCCAGGTTGATAGTTCGGTCCGGTGTTGATCGCAATAGGCTCTTTCGTTCGCTTGGCCTAAATGTGTTTCAGATATACAGACCACCACGGCCTGGGTTTTGGCTTTTTCGTGCCATTCGTTCTTTACCTTACCCCATTGCGCTTTGCACATATCACAATAACGGCCCGGCTGTGCCTTAACGATCGGCATTATTTACCTGCTTACGCCACTTAGAAGCTTGTAGGTGCGCCTCGCGCCGTCCATCTTTGTATCCTAAGCTATAAGTGTAACTAGCTATTATCACCGTCAAAATGCCGATGATAGTCCAATCTACTACGTCCATTTTTAGCCCTTACCGCCGGTAAACCGTCGTTACCGACCTTAAAAGGGTAAGCCCTACCACCGACAACAAGCAAGGACAGACACGCCGTATAACCTATTTATTGCGGTTTAGCATCATTTCATAAACTATTTCGACCTTAGCCTCTAGGCGTGTAATTTGGTCTTTTATACTAGATCCAGAATTCTGTCTTAGTTCTACCAGGTAATGCTTTACTAACCATCGAACTGAGCCGACGAAGGAGCCTATAATTGTAATTACAGCTACCGACAGCGCAGCCCAGTCCGACGAGTCCACGGTTACTTCTTACGGCCGAACTCGACCGCACTTGGATCTAGCCATTTTAGGACCGGGCCAATAAACCCGGATAAAGCGGCATAACCCAAAGCCTTAGGGTCTGAAGTACCGGCTAGAAATAGCGCGCCAGCAGAGGCGAGCGCAGCCCTTAGCCAGGATAGAAACATCTGCTTTGTTT